CATAATAAGTGAATGTGTGCGTTCATTCAACTTAACTGTTAGTATTAAAGAATGCAAGTTATCGCTAAAGCTAAACACACTGTGATCCTTTTGAAAGTTAATAAAATAAACCCAGCCCGGTTCAGGATACACTGCTTTACCGTCGATCAATTGAACATAATTCTCAGGACTGCAACGACCAAACACAGCTAACAGTCTGAAATACTCCGGAGCAGCTCCATGAAAATCTCTATGCGGAGGGAAGAAACCTCCCTTGTCTACTCTTAAAAGGTGTACTCTACCTATGTCAGGTCGAAATACATCTACTAAATTTCTTATACCAGGTATTGCATGATATACTTGTGTAGGTGTAGTAAAATTTTCTTCCTTCATTTCTACACTATGATATTTTTGCATGTAGCCAAAACTGTTTAAATGATAATTGTCTATTACATCACCGCTATGACTAGTTACAGGTAACCCCCATCTATTGTTTACTGTATCTTTCTTAACGTTATAAGGGCACCAGTTGTCTTTAAATTGACCAACTTGCTTTTCTACTTCATATGGATCAAATTTCCATTTGAGCTTTACAACATCTCCAAGATTTGCTAAACTGTTATACAAGCAAGCTCTAGTAAGTTCTTCATTGGTCATTAAGTTATCCTTCTTTCTTCTTGTATATTATCTTTTTGAAATTAGATTGTTTTCTTTTCTGGCATTTGTTTCTGGTTGACACATGCATGCTGATGTTTTCCTACAACGATGAGGAACAATGACAGGTGTAAATTTTTCTTTAAAATCCTTATCAAAAATGTTATATTTAAAATCTAAATTATAAAGAGGTTGGCCGCAGGATCCTTGTATGTATCCATTCTTTTCAATATACATAGTATCTATACCTAAATTACAATCCCAGCCAAAAAATGTATTTTGATTTGTAAGTGATAGATAATTTGTTTCAACAGTTTTTTTACTGCCATCTTCAAATGTAACTGTAGGAAGAGGGTGTCTTATTTTAACACTGCGTATCTTATACCAGAGGTTTGATTTAGGACTTGTATAGTTTCTTAAAAATTCTTTTTGTTCTTGTGTATACTTTATTGTTTCGTGATGCACTTCCATAGCAGCTATCGGCCATTTAAACTTGTTATCTTTTAGTTCTTCGATAATGCCTAAGCATTTATCCCATTCTAAAGGATCCATTAATACTAGTGCAACTAAATCAACTCTTTTTTTGTATAGAATATTTGCTACATTCTTAATATGAGAAGGATCTACATATTGATTATGACAACTTAGCATAACTTGATCTAAATAGTGGCCATATTCATTCCACCATCTTAGTGTTCTAGAACCGTTAGTAGATATACTAATTAAACAGTTGTGTTCTTTTTTAAAGAATTCTATAAATTCTCCAAAGTTTTTCCATAGAGTTGGTTCTCCACCTATAATATGTAGATAGATTTGTTTTTTATTAAGATGTTTTCTATAATAGTCAATTAAATGACTTAGATTTTCTTTGAGAAGATCTAGTGTAGGCCAAGGATGTGTACCTGTATTACTACCAGGAAAACAATACCAACATTTATAATTACACACATCGCTTAAAAAAAGTTCAATTCTTAATCGATCTTTAGAAACATTTGATTCAATTTTAATTATTTTCATAATCTACCCAACTCTACAAAAGTTTTTCTAAAATCTGTGCCTCTATTTGCATCAGTTACATTTAAGTATTCAACAAGAGACGGTAACTTGTTAGACCAATCTTCTTCCATCATATACTTAATAATACCTTCCCACCGTTGACGACCATACGAGTTATTTAAAAATTCGTCTGTATTAATTGTCTTTATAAAGCGTGTTATTCTATCTGCTGCCATCTGTTTTAATTCCGTTGGCAGCACACGAATATTTAAATAACTAGGTAGATAGACTAAATGAAGTCCTATAATTCCTGCACCGTAGGGTGCTAGATTGATTTTTTTAAAACCGTTATTCAATTTCCACCCGGCTAGTTCATCAATATATAATACATTAAGAGCTTGTACTGCACATGCCAGGTTAACTACTACATTATCACCTGTGTTGTCTAATAGACGTAAATTTGTTTCAATGTCTTTCCACTTAGATGGATAACGAATGTAATCATTCTTATCTCCATACGCATCTACACTAAAATTAAATTTGACCTGTTTAAATTGATTCCATAAGTAAAGCAATCTTTCAGAAATTTCTAAACCGTTTGAATTATATCTTAATACACAGTGTCTTGCATTACCACTGTTAACCATAAACTCTAAAATGTTATAATGTTCAGGTATTAATAAAGGTTCGCCGCCCGCAAAATATAATTCTTTAATAGAGCTAGCTTGGGCTTTCATTGATTCTAAGAAAGAACCTTTCTTATACCAAGTATAATCAAAATCTAAACTCCAAGTTTGGTCTTTCTTTAGTTCTATATTTTTGTACTTCGGATATTGTATCTTCCAGTCCTTTATCCACGAACTGCTATCGTGAGGACTGCACATTATACATTTTAATTGGCATAGATTTCCTAATCTAAGATCAAAATAAGGAATGTTAACAGGAAGACTCCCGTCAGCTTTAGTTTGTTCAACTATGCTTTCGAGATCTAATCTCTCTTGCCATACTTTTGTTTCCCATATTCGTTTGCTGTCAATACCGTTTGATTCTTCTACAAAGCATTTCTTGCAGCTTTCGGGAATCTCTCCTCGCAACATCTGAAGTCTAGTATACTTCATCTGCTGAGAATTCCATACTTCTTCAATGGTATGATCACGAAGGTTCATTGTTATGCCATCTTGTTTAACCAAACCTTCTTCTTTACTATCTACTATTCCAGCGCCGCTAGCATTAGCAGTACAGCAAACTCGCACATCACCGTTGGGTCGTGTTGCAAGATGTATCCACGGTAATGGGCAAAATGTTTTGCTCATTTCTTATTCCCAATAATCATATACCTGTCGTATTTAGGTAATTTTAATTCTGCAGAGAACAACACATTTAATTTAGATTGTTTAATAAAATCATTAAGATTAGTAGCACAATTAATATGTTCTTCTAATTCAGAATAATTGTTACTTTGAATTACAATTAAAGAACTCTTAGGAACCAGATCTAACCATCTAAGATATGCTCCGTGGGTAATATGTTCACAACTAGTGTTGATTACAATGTCAGCATTATATTCATAATCCGACATATCAGCAGTTACAGCATTAAATCTTCCTTCGATCTCTTGACGCTTGTTTACAGTACATGCTATTTGCTCACACGTTGGATCAATGTCTAAACTAGTGATGTGTTTAATGCCAATGTCACTATTAAAGAGTAAGCTAGCTAGAACACCGTTCCATCCGCCATGAATTATTATAGTATTATTAGTATTAGTCATAACAAACTTAGATAAGTTTTCAATTAACCAAATTTTACTGTTAACTTGCCCCTTCCAGAAACTTTCTAAGGTGCGATATCGATCCTCGCTATTACGGATAGCGTCCATCCAAAATAAAACATCTTGTATATCTACTTTCATCTTTCAAACTGTTCTTTCAACTTATCAAAACTACCACACTGCTTAGAGCATTCTCTTAAACCCGAGTTAGTCCAACATCCCTGAATTTTATTAAAATAATTGCTGTCAAAGATTTCTTTAAATGACATATTATGCAGGTTAGGGGACTGATTAATTTTAATCTTATAATCAATTTTAGAATCACTGAAATCTGGCAACCATTCTAGATCTAACCAACAACAGGGCGTTACATATCCTGTGGCACTAACATATAACTGATTTTCTTCTTTTGCTTTACAAGTTATAATTGGCAAAGATTCTTCTTGTGCTATCTTTGCAGGAACAATCATTTCAACGCTTTTCTTTGATGGATAAAGAGTATGTGTTACTTTATAATTTTCATCTACAGCATCAAACTTTCCTTGTTTAAATCTAGTAGTGTGCTTAGATGAGAATGATTTAAATCCTAATGCTCTGCTGACCTGTTGGCAAAGATGTACTTGATGCTCATTGTGTTCAAATACTAGCATGTGCCACTGAGCCGATCCGCCGGCCGCAATGAATGCCTTTGCGTTTTCTATAATTTTATTCCAGTCGGTATCTATTCTATAGAGACTGTGCGTATCTTCCATTCCATCAATACCAAATGTAACCTCAACACCTGCTTCTGCAAGTTTTTCCCACCAGTCTTTTGATCTAGCACTTCCGTTAGTGTGCATGTGAAGTATAATATTAGGGTTAACGGATCTTAAATGTTGAAAAATCGCCAGTGTATCTTTAGCAATAATAGGATCTCCTAGATTTCCACACATCATTAAGTGGCCTAGCTGACAAATAAAGTCATCACTGAACCATTTTTTAAATGTATCTAAATCAATTTCTTCAAGTTCTAAACCTGTTAAGAGAGGTCCTCCATGTATTCTACGTGGACACATAGGACATCTAGCCTGACACTTTGATGTCACTTCTAAATGAATTGATTTTATATCTTCTAATTTGTACATATTTTCATCTTAGGAATTTTACTGTCTGCACTCGATACACAAGTTTCTGTTTTGCAAGGGATAGGAGTTTTAAATAATTTAAACCCTGTATCTATTGTACCTAAAGGCTCATCCCTGCAACTATAACTGCGTTTTACTTCGCCGTCCGGTTCTCTGATAATACAACTTTGATAGCCGCTGTTACACAACCATCCCTTAAATTTATTAAACCCAAAAGCATTAAAACGCTCAGCTTGATCCATGTAGTACTTATTGCCTGCATTATCTTTTAATTCTATTTGTGTTTGTTCCTCTCCGCCAATATGCTGAGGAAATCCTGTTTGAAGTATGTTTAACTGTTCTTGTGTATAACCGCTGACAACAAAACTAGCAGTAGGGTCGCTCTGAGGTTTTAGAGTTACATTAATGCCCCTATCAAATAACCTTTTACATCTATCATAGTACTCATCAAATCGCTCAGGAACCATTACCTGATTAACTGTGAGAAGAACTCCGTTATTAATTAACTGAAGACACTTATCCCCAAATTCTTGCTCCTTAGCAAACTCTGCATGGAAACTTGCAGTAATACTACGACGCTGTAGATGATCGGTAACTGTTAACCATTTGTCCCACCATTTGCTGCCAGGACTTAGATTAGTTGTCATGTGTATGCTCTGATACGCTGGCTCTCTGTCACTTGCATAATGTTCTATCAGTTCGCCAAACTGTTTATAAGCAGTTGGTTCGCCACCGCTGAAA